GTGGCAGACAGACCCGCAACCAGAGCTTTAGCCGCTTGGCCTTTGGGCAACAGGTTGCTCACATAAACAGTGAAGCGATCCAACATACCGATTTTGCCGGTACGGATGGTGCTTGACTGATCGCCAGTAAAATACGCTTGGGCGATGTCGGTCTGCATCAGCAGCTGACGGTCACGTGGGGAGATAACCAACCAACGGCCATCCTCAGGTACGTTTTGCTCGTCGAGAGCAGACGACATTTGCAGGATCGCGTTCAACACGTTTGCAGGTGTCGCTTGGTCGATAGGAGCAGTGTCTGTACCAAGGTTATACGCACCTGAAATCGCACCGGCTGTAGCGCCTTTGTTAGACGCGTGGGCACCGCTAGTGACGTACCAGTTAAAGAACGTATCGTTTTCGATACTGATCTTCAGCTGTTTGGCAGCGTCGTCAGTGAACATGTTCATCAAGTCCATGTCCGCTTGGTGAGCAAGTACGTCGTTGACCTGTACGCTGAAATACTTACCTTGGTCGATCTGCATGTCTTGGAAGATCGGTACGGGTACTTCAGATGTCAGGGTAGTACCTGCGCCTGCGTAGTCGTTGATGGTGATCGACGGTGCTTGGCGGATACGAATAGTATCGCCTTGGTTTTTGATCTCGCCTTCCCAACTGGTGTTGGAAATTTCAGTCATCATGGTGTTCGCATAGAACTTAGCGTTCAGCTTGTTAGACCATAGTTGTGGGATAAAACCGCCTGAGTAGGACGGAGTTGTGTCGAACGCGCCTGAGCTTACGACGGGGAATACAGCAGCCATTGTGGCCTCCTATTAAGTTGTTTTAAGACTTAACAGCTGCTTACATGTAAACACATTAGATCACTGTCTAACGCGGCCTTCCATATACGCAACGGTTAACTCTGCTTCAAGTTTTTCCGCCTCTGCGTACTGCCCTCTGGTATTCAAGGTGCGAACTTTAGTCCAAGCGTTTTCTACTTCACGTACAGAATAAATCTTGGAGTTTTGCGCGGCACTCTGCGTACGGGTCGAGTTTGCAGAACGATTTGGCGCAACCTGTTTCTCAAGCTCGGTCTTGCGATTTTGCTTAGCTGCATCTGGTTCACCGAGTGATGCTTTCCAAAGTTTCACGTAGTCCGAAACTGCTTCTACATCACCGTTGTCAAATGCTGCCTGCGCTAGAACTCTGCGTTGGCCTCTAAGCATGGGGTCATGCTCGTTTAGCCACGCTACCCAGCGTTCATCGTTGTCGATTTGCGACCAATCAGGGACTGCTTGCTGCAACCGCTGAGAAAAGTCCATTTCGCCAACTTGGCTACCCGTACTTGCAAGTTTTTCCTGCAACTGCGCAATAACCGCGTCTTGTCGCTCAAGCCGGTCTTCGTAATCTTGCGAGACCTCTTTTGCAACTCGTCGCTGAACGTCCAGAAGTTCTTCGCCATACTCGGCTCGATCTTCATCGGTTACAAAACTGACTTTCTCCTTCGACTTTGTCGGTTCGACCGGTTTAGCAGCTATATCCTTGCGGATTTGCCCAAGTTCTCCGTTTAGTTCTCGCACCTGCTGGTGCAACCGGGGAACTTCAGCGTCGTACTTGCCCAACAGGGTTGCGTACTTCTGCTTAAAAGTCTCTTCCTCTACGTCCGTCGGTGACGTGTCAGCTGGCTCTACGTTTTCAAGCGAGGGTGCTTCTTCCGCCTCAGTGCCTACTTCCGCTTCCGTATCCATCTCCACCGCGTCTGGGTTTTGCTGGGCTTCTAGCGCTTTTTCGTACTCTTCGACTTCTGCAAGCTGTGCCTGCACCTGCTTCGGTAGTGCCATATTGTCTCCTTAAAGCGTCAACTATGTTTCACAGCGCCCTTGGGTATGCTGATCCCGTACTTGGTATGCTTCGTATGCCCCTAAAGGCGTTTTACCACTTTGGGCGAGTCTTCTATCGCCCGTAGCAGGTCTTCAAATGCCTCTGCTCTACCCTGCAACCGGTGGATTGATACCGTGTCGGTCGCTGTTACAAGTTTCGCCTTGGCGGTTTCCGCTTCAGCCCTAAGCAGGCTGGGCAGTTGGTCATTCCCCGTTTCCTTAATCTGAAGCAGCGCTTGTGCTTGCTGCCGGTCACAAAGATTCAGGTCTATCATATGCTTTCGATACTTTATATCTGTTAACGTGTCAACACATAGAGCAAATACCTAAGTATCGGCCCCCGCCAGAATACAGTGCATCTTGCCCGTCACGGGAATGGGAACCCGGCGCCTAACTTCTGCTAGCAGAACGTCACCTTTTAGCTTGCCTTGAATTTTGCAGGTTTCCTCAGTTGGAAACTTCTCTGTGTTTTCAAACAAAACTGCCTCGCCGGTTGCAAACACTAAAACAAAGTGTAAGACCCAGAGGTCCACTACTGGCCGTTTGGCCGCGGACTCATCGTGTTGTCCTGCCGACCGCCCATCTGTGTGCCGTCCTCTTGCAGCTGTGCGGCTTCCTGCATCTGCTGCATCGCCATCATTTCCTGCTGTTGCTGCGCAGCTATGGCCTGCTGCTTCTGAACGTCTTCTCTGCTAGGGACAAGACGATCAACATTGGTGTTGAGATTACCCGCCAAGTCGCGGAGTAGTTCAGCCGTACCCGGAAGGCCAACAATTTGCTGTGCAACCGGGCTTTCCAGAACAAGACGGAGGAACTCAGTCTTACGGACACTTTCAGCTTCTTTAACAACAAGCGACATCGCACCGCGTGCAACAATCTGGACGTCGCCGATAAGATCGGGGTCATCTGAATATCTAAGGTTCCTTTGGTACTGACGCTCAACCATCGGGCTGATTACGTCATGATCTACATTACTAATTACCTGTTTGATGCTTTTGCCAGCGTTAGACATCAGCATAGACAGCCCAGAGGACGTACGCCCCGCACCGGGAACGTGTTGGCCTGTCATGTAACGCGGGATGCCTGAAACCTCGTCTGCAAGTTCCATAAACTTAGTAAACACCGCCATAAGCTCTTGAGCGTTAGAGTTTGGCTGAAAAAAGGTCATCGGCTGGCTGGAATCACCATATTCTGATTGTTTAAACTGCCAGATTTTCCACGGGTACATCTGCGTGATGTCTTCACCAGCTGGGAGGCGGCTAATATTAACGCCGACTTGTGGTCCAGAGCTTATGCCCATGTTGTTGGCAAGGCTACGCGCAGCCGCGTTACACATGTTCTGAGCGTCCATACACAGATCAGCAACGCCGTTACCGTCGATCCGCCCAGGGACTTTCTCAAACGACGTCACGTAGTACGGTTTACGCCCCAGCGGGTCGTAGTTCAGCACAGCACGAATTACGGTATTGTTAACCATCCAGACTTCGCAGGGGTAGGATTTTTGGGGATCTGGAATTTCTTCGTCACTCAAGCCCCACTCAAGCAGAATATCGCCCGGGATTGTGTCCCACAGCTGTATTGCCGCTACAAGATCACCGCTTACATCGTCGTAGTCTACGCCTGTAACATCTTCCATCGTACTGGTGTCGTGGTCCAACCAGTCGAAGCCGCCAACACCAAAGTCTGACAGAATAGAACGCACAGAATCTTCGTCGTAGCCTTCCATGCCGATCATGTCTTCAACGTCTTCGCGTGTAAGGTGGTGGACCTCGATGACGGGCATGGACTGTACGTCGTCACCCCAAGGTGCCCAGTAAAACTTGAACGGGTCTACGCGCTCCCACTCGTCGCGTACAACCTCGACTATACCCAGACCGCCGTCTATATACTTCATGGTCTTACGCTTGCGAGGAATCGGGCCTTTGAGGATCGCGTAGGGGAATGTCGCAACGTCGTTGGTAAACTCAAACATTGCCTTGGTGAACCCGCCCTCTACGAACTGGTCCTCCATTTTCTTTTCCATGCGCTCGACGCGTTTGTCAGCTTCGAACTTCATGGCACGCATGGCGGTGTCTTTCATGCCGCCTGCCAGTTGCTTCAAATCGGCCTCTGAGGGCTGTTCCCCGCCCTCTGCATAGTGCTGCATCAAATTCTGCTGCATGATGCCCTGCATGGCTGTCTGGACGTCTGGTGGCACCTCAGGGAGCGGCGTAGCACTTATCCCCCACGGTTTGTCCGCACCGACGCCTAGGAGCGTGTCACGCAGCCATGCGGTGGCCGTACGGCACTTCGTGCTGACAATGCCCATAAAGATTTCTGAGCCGCCCTGCTCGCGTATTTCAGCCATCTTGGCTGGCTCGTACTCCATGTTACGGGCGCGCACGCATTTCGACAGGCGTAGCTCAGTATTTTCGCGGTAGTGATCGCGCATAGTTTCCCAGCGATGACGTGTATGGGACGCAAGTCCTTCCATCATCGGGGAGTTCTGCTTCTCCGTAGCAGCACGGTTAGCTTCTGCCTCAAGGTCAGAGGCGCGTGCAACGGGAACTAATGCTGGGCCAAGCGCCATATTATTTTCTCACATATAACGTCGTGCGTGCACTACCACTAATGTGCTTACATGTCAACAGATCAGGTCCATCCACCAGCGGAGACACGGGTAATCTCCTTACGCTGTGTACCCCAAGACGCCATACCAAAAGTCTCGCCGCCGTCAGCGTGCAGGCACATATATTGGAACGCATCAGCGACATCTGACCAGGGGTGTGATTTTTCTGGTTTTTCATCACGTGCGCCCTTAGTGTTTATTTTGTAACGATATTTTCCCGCCAAGGCTTGAACGAGAGAGTTTGCGCTGTTCGAATCTACGACGAACGAATACTTACCGTCGACCACACGTGTCAGGTATTTCTCCACCGCGGCTATGCGTGCAGCAACCGAGTTTGTCTTTGCAGGCTTAATCAAAAAGCCCTCAGCTTTGTAAATGTCAGCCACGGTGCGCTCGTCCGTCTGCGCACGCTGAAACGCCGCGGGATCAATAATTACGAGGGTGTTACGCCCGGGAAATTTGTTCGCAAGCAGTGGTTTTAGGCGCTCTCGCACGAACCGTAACGCCCCCATCCCATCCGAAATCAGTGAATCGTACACGACAAGTCGCCCGTCGTAGGCAACCTGCCCGATTACAGCAGCTGGCGTCAGCCCTGCGTCTACGCCGATCAGAAGAGGATCATCGGAGTACATCGGCGTCAGCTCTTCACTAGACGCGTGTACCGACCTGTCGAACGATTTGAACACGGGCTGGCCGCTCAAAGACTTGCCAAACTCAGCGTGTATGTACACGTCTACCCAGTCCTCGGTTTTACCGTGCGCGAGGTTGTCGTAGTAGTCATCGGGCAGAAATTTCGTCCAATCCGCCTCAGGAGACAGACCACTGGGCTGGATCGTCACGTGCACGTTGTCAGGCGGCTCTGTGAGCAGCGTTTCCCAGAAAGTGTCCATGTCAGGGGGGTTTGTCATGCCCCAAAGGTGCATATTCGGGTCTCCATCGTCCGTTTGACACCCCACACCGTTCATCATTTTGTCGGGATAACGGCCTATACGACCCTGCGCAGCGTTGTAAATATCGGGGTGAATCTCCCTAAATTCGTCAAAAACGAAGAAACTGGCCTGTAATGAGAGCAATCTACGCACGTCATTGGCGTCATCGAGGCCCCTAAACAGCACTTCGCACTCAATATTGCCTACTTTTATGACGAATTTGTACTCTGTTTTAAGAAAAGTACCCATAATTCCGTCGGGAACCCACTTCAAAAAGTCAGGAATTGACGTATCTCGCAGCTGTTCGCGGGTATTTCGCACCCAAATCGCCCTAGAACGGCGTATTCCGTCCTTGCACGGGGCCATTAACGCAGCGTGGTGCAGGATTTTCATAATGCCAGCGGTGGTTTTGGTCGATCCGACCGGTCCTACAGCTAACGATATGAACTTTTCAGAGTAAAAGAAGTCGTCGAGGCTCTTAATAACCTCAAAATTGATCTCATGTTGCATCTGGTATGGTGTCCATGGCGGCGTCTATGGTGATTTCTTCCATATTATCCTTGGCCCGGGTGATGTTGATGACGACTTGAGGGCCGGTACCGCTGTTGTTTGCCTTTGTATCGGGTTCTAGCTTGCCCATTTTGTTCAGCAGCTTTTGAAATTCGATGCGCGTGGCGGGGTTGATGTCGGGTTCCTGCATGGTGCGGAACAAATTGTCCAAATTGACAGCCCCAAGGAGCCGCGAAAAGGTTTCCATCAGGGCGGGATCGGCCTCTATCGCAGCAAGGTCAGCTTTTGAAAGCAACGGCTTGTGGTTCTGCTCGGGGAGGATTTTTTGCACGTGATTGCTCATGTTTCTAGCTGTTAACACGTGAACACCCTTGGGTCAATGAATACGGACACACCTATAGGTTGCATTACCAAAAATAGGGCTTGTGATGAATGGGTTACATAAGGGCTGGGTGGGGTGGCCACCCCCCTCGTCCCCTACCCCATCTCGTTTACCCCGCGCCATCTATGAGAGGATGAGATGCACTAGGCCACTGGTCGAAGTAGTCCTCTCGGTCGAAAGGTTGGGG